GGCGGTGGTGGCGGGGGCGGGCCGATAACCGCCCAAACGCTCATCTTGTAAGTGTGTCCAGCAAGCGCTGTGCCAAAGGGGTTCGGTGGCGGGTCGGGCCAGCCGGTGTTTTGCCGCATCGTCCCGCCGGTGTTCTCACCGAAAGCGCCAGTGGGTCCTGTAATGGTAAGGCAACTCCAGCCAATCCAGTAGTCGCCTGCTGGCAACGGAACGTTGAGTCCAACCTGCTTTAGCTCGAAATCTCCAACAGGACTCCAGTCGAGGATATTCGTGTAGGCGACCAAGGTGCTCGGCAGACCGGCGATCCCGTCGGCCTTGTAGATCAAGAGCCGTGCCGACCCGTACCCTGTAGTAGAATTGAACCAGCCGTGTAGCTCACGAAGTGTATCAGCTGCTGCTAGGGTGAACTTGTTAACAATCACCCAGCCAGGGGCCAAATTCTCTACATTGGAGAATGTTCCCTTCGTGCTGTAACCAAGAACCGCCATCAGACTGGCAGGCTCACAATACCATCGATCACGCCGGGGCGCGTCAGGCTGAAGGGTCCGCCCTCGAACGTCTTGTTGGCGGAAGTCATAGCGCCACCGTCAATATTGAATGTCAGGTCCTCGATGTAATCGACGCCGAGAATATTCTCCACAACCGTCGTAAGCTCCAGGTATCGCACAGTCGGCTGTAGCTGCCAGACACGGCTCTGCGACTGGAACGGATACCGTCCCCAGTTCGATGGGTCGAGGTAGTTCGCCAGGTTTGTGTTGATCAAAGCCCTAATCGTATCGGGGTCCTGGTAGCGGACCGCTCGCACTGTGTAGTTGACATTGACGACGTGGTAAGCCGGATCGACAAATGTGATCAGGAAGTTCTGCGGCCGGGTGCTCGCCAAGTATTCGAGTAGTTGGTCCTTGACGGCGGTCGGCAGCGGGTTGCCGTCCACATCGACCGCGCTGAGAGCGATCGAGTTCTCCGTGTTGGTATCGAAGGGTTGACCAAATCCGATCTTTGACGTACTCACAAACGTGCCGCCAACCAATCCAGCATCGTCGATCTCCAAAAGGTCAACGTACTGGTAGGCCCACTTGCCCTTGAACGTAACTACAATCGGAGTGCCAGGCAGCGGCCCACCTGTGACATCGATGTCAGACGAGTCGATCTGTGCCAGACCTTCAAGCGCCGTCCGCATCTGGGTGCTAGTTGCGTTCCAGAGAATCGCTGTTGTGGTCTCACTCATCCAGTCAATTTGCATTGTGCCGCCGGTGCAATCGTGCTCAAGCTTCTGGATGTCTAGTGCGCCGCCGCCGAAGTTATCAATCACCGCTGCTCGCCAGACGCCAGGAACGTTCTGTGCGAACACGGCAAAGTCTTCAGCAAAGATCGGCCGTGGCGCCATCAAGCGGAGGTTGTCGGTCAGCCTCTGGATGTAGAGGTCGTCCTCTTCTTCATCGGCCCCGCCTGAGCTTGCGCCGACGACATGGGCGGTGCCGATCCAGTCGGTCTGCTCAATCATCTCGACGGTGCCGGTGATGCCGTTCTCGTCGGCTCCGCTGTCGATCGCCTGCGCCTGCACCTCAGCGTCAGTGGCGCCGGCCAGGACGACTAGATCAGTCATCGTCGAGAAGGCGAAGCTATCGCCATCGTTATCAGTCAGAGCGACCAAGGTGCCAAGGGGCAGCGTATGATTGACGGGCGGCTCGTTTGGGTCGTCAATAACGAAGTGAATTGTAGCCTGCGCCGGGGCTCCGGGTAGCGGCTGAATGTTAGCTAGGCTCGCGCCAAAGTAGCGGAAGATCGCGCGCTGTACGCGGCTCGCCATGTCAGCGGTGAAGGCAGCCTGCATCGAGAAGTAGCGCGCGATGATGACGTCAAGTTGGCCCTCGCTCGGCTCCCAATCAGGGAACGTCGTCCGCACAAACTCGACGAAATTCTGAAAGATTTCATCGGCGTTAGTGTCGAGCGGTTCGATGATGTAATCAGGCATCCTGGATCACCCCTGCCTTGATCAAGATATTCCAGACGATGTCGTCGGTCAATACTGGCCCGCTTTCTGTTGCGATTGTCGCACGCTCCTCCCACTCCTCAATGGCGTTGCGAAGCTCCTGCACCTTGAGTTCATTCTGCACTCGGAACAGCAGGTCAGGGACCCCGAACTCAGGCATATCGTGGCGGGTGCCGACCGGCCAGGCGATGATAGCCTTGATGCAATCGACGATATCCTCAGGAGTGTCCTGCTCGTTAACCAGAGCCCCGCCGTTCAGGCCGCCGAACTGCAATGGAAGCCGCAGGTGCGGATTGATAACTTCTTTTTGTCGGAATGATGGCATCAGCCGACTCGGATCGGGCGAACAGTGAGGGTGCGGTAGCGGAAGTCTGTCGTTCCTCCGCCATTGTAGTATTGAAGCTTGATTACTGAGGATGCCGTCGGAACATTCCGCCTGATAATGCGCGCAGCCGGAACCGTAATCTCAGTCCCCGCAGTGAAACCAGCACCAAGCAGTTGCGCTTGATCGTTATCATTAGTTGCGGCAGCGCCGATTTTTGGTGCCACTCCAGCCCACCCACCTGATGTAGTGCCAAGACGTGCGCTAAACGCTATTTCATAATCACCAGCAAGCGGAGCCGTTACCTGAGGACCAACTGTTGGCAAGTCAGTCCAAGTTCCTCCTGACACCGGACTCTCAAGGCTATTGATCTCATTCGTCAGATTGCTACCGCCAACAAACTCCCATTTGTAGGTACCAGCTGCCGCCTCGCGGTAGCGGAGATGCCAAATAACCCCATTAGCGCTGTTGGCAACATAATATATTTCTTGTCCGTCAAAGGGCGTTGGCGGCAGACTCGTCTCAAGAGTCGAGCGAAGCGATGGAATGGCTTCCAAAGCATTTGCCAGAGCGCTGATGTCGCGAGGCACATCAGACGTATCAGTTAGTTGAGGATACGGTAGGTTGAAGTTTGGGGTATGTTGAATTGTCATATGTTAGCTCGGAGCACCTATTTCATCGATCACCAAGGAAGGGACTAGACCGTTTGAGTTTACTAGGAACACTGTGCGGCCTGCCACAGTAGGTCGATAGCCGATGGCAACCTTCTGTCCAGCCGTCAGCTGCATCGAGGCACGCATGGTAATCGGCATGAAGGCATTCGCGTTTCCTGTGCTATTCAAAAGGCGGAACGAATTTGTATCAGACATTATGGCAAAGGTAGCGGTCGCTCCGTTATTATCAACAGTTGAGTTGAACATAGCCATAACCCGATACCAACCGTCGGCCGGAACTGTGAACATAGGACTCTTGGCTGTCGAGAATGTAGCTACATTGGCGCTCGAACCATCACCAGAATTATCACCAAGTAAACTCCACCAACGCCTAACTGGGGCCGCTGCCCCTGTGTCGCCCTTTGGTCCTTGAGGCCCCTGTGATCCTTGTGGCCCCGTATCACCTTTCGGTCCTTGATCACCTTGCACACCCTGGTCGCCCTGCGGCCCTTGATCGCCCTGCGGCCCTGCCGGTCCTGGTGCGCCTTGCGGTCCTGACGGCCCTGGCACTCCCGGTGAGCCTTGCTCGCCAGGAGGCCCTGGCTCGCCTTGAACTCCGGCCACCCCCTTGGGGAGTCCTTCTGCTGTATAGATAGTAAGTGGGCTCACGAGGAACGCTCCATACCGTAGACGGCTACGCTTACTGAACCGGCGGTCGAGATGGCGCCGCGGATTTCAGAGTTCTCGCCTAGCGTCAAAGAGCCAGTCCACTCTGCCCATTCATTGTCATCTATTACGATTGATCCAAACAAAGGCACCGGCCCTGCATCAGTGTAACAACGGACCATAACATACTGAGAATCCTCAGCCGACGTAATCACGATCAGCTTGATGATTGCCTGGCGTGCTTCCGGCACTTTGTAGATCAAAGACTCTGAAGGAATCTCCTCAGCAGTTCGCATCTGACTCATCGGTGATGTGATCATAGCAGGCGGCGGATCAATAGTTGGCAGGTCAGCTGCCCCGAGGATTTTGTAGCTCTCAGCCATTGTAGAACGCGAACGCGCCCCCACCCTCTTCGCTCAAATCTTCTTCCAGATACGGCGGAAGCGATGGATCATCCCGATGCCAGGCTACGACCCAGGTTAGACCCGTACCCTCCTCGACGCCGATAACGGCCCTGTCACCAGCCTGGGGAAGCCGTGTCCCACCGTGCCCCGAGACGACCGGCCGGAAAGCGAGCGGACCATAGACCTGACGAGGCATCGACATTAGATCAGGGACCGAGACTCTGATCTTGTCGGTCAGGTTAGTCGGTGTATCAGCAACGATACCCTGATGAAGAATTAGCGTCATGGAGTAGGGAATTGGTGTCCAGCGTGCGGGCCGAAGTATGGCGTTGTAGCGAGGTGTCCGTGAACACCCATATGAATATGATCGGGTCGTCCGTATGAATGGTAGTTAGCGACGGTCCCGATCACCTCTCCCTGCTTGACGGTTTGCCCCTTGAAGCAGAGCAGGCTACCCATATGAGTAAGGTAGTAGCTCCAGCCGGTATCCGAAGCCGTGATGTACACAGACCAGCCGAGCGGTCCACCTGCTCCAGCGTACGCACCATCCTTCGGATCGTGCCCGCTGAGTCGGTCAACCTTTCCATCGACCGGTGAAACACAAGCCGAGCCTGCTGGAGCGAAATAGTCACGAGCCGGGTAGCCAGGCAAGCCAGAAGTGTCATGGACACCGCCGACGCTTGTTGGATTAGGCACTGGGAATCCGGCAGGAGAATCAATCATCTGGCCGCCCTGCGGGCCGACGCCAGGATCGGTTATGTCCGTTGGCTGACCATCCCGCGTCGTGCGCGTTCCTGGTTCATTAGCGGGCTCCAGCTTCTTGCGCATCGGCTTGCTCAAGATGATCTCGCCTAGCTCATCGAACATCGAGCGGCGGATATTCGTCACGAGCCAACGGCCCTCAGCAGGCCCGCCCTCCTCGAAATGAACGACCGTACCGATGGGGCAGATCCAACGCTTCATGCGAACGCCAATTGTCATCTGATTGAGCTTCTGTTGGCCGTCCCATTCAAAGCTCACAGTTTCTACGCCATTATGAAAGCGCCGTAGCGATGCTTGTGGCTTAGACTTGAAGAGTTGCTTCTGATCCTGGAAGTGTAGTTCGTCCTTCACCCAGAAGGCAGCCCATTGCACATCATCGGCTAGCCGGTAGATCGCAGCCAGGTAGTTCTCATCTTCATCGCCGTCGGGTGGTCCGACCATAAACTCATACTTCTTCTTGAAGGTGGAGGTCGCAGGCGAGCCAGGATCGTCAATGTCGATGCCGCCGAAGGCATTCACAGCGTGCTGGGACTCACTCCGCCACTTATTCGTTTCCATAGCGTAGCCCGAGTTCAGAGGGTTCGTCGAGCCAACGACTCCCTGCGCCTTCGCTACAAACAAGCCGAGGTCTACGTTGCCACCAAGTTGATTCCAAAGCGCCTGCGCCCAACCATAATAGCCACCCTGCTTCTGGCCGACCTTGCGGTTGCCAATCGCGTCCTTGTATGCGTTTCCGGTGGCTGGCCAACCATCCTTCGGGTTCTGTTGGAAAACTCCGATGTAGGGCGGGTTGCCGGTGGTTTTGTTTCCGGCGGCGGTTTCCTGGATGATGGTCATAACCGCAGACACGATCAGCAAGCCAGGTGCGTTGACGTCGATCCCTGCCTGGATCACCTGCTCAATAACATTACGCTGATGACCGTTCGCCGGGCTGTTCTTGACGGTGATCTTATCGCTCGCTGTGAAGCCCTTGTCGCGGTTCTTCTTCCGCTCAGCATCCGACGGGTACTTCTCAACCTTCTGCCTCTTGTGAAGCTCAGGAGAATAGTATGGAATCTTTACCTTCTCGACGTCACGCAGCAGGCTAAGGATGAACTCAGCTCTCGTTGTCTTCTTGCGGTTGGCCTTGCGCGGTCGCTTATGGTATGTAAGGTAGACGGCGTTGCGGACGGCGAACACGAGCGTGATGTCGTTATCGACAACACTGTAGCTATCGAGCCTGTACCAGCGCTTTGGCAGGTTGCCTGGATTTATGTCGATGGTGCGATTGAGCGCGCCTGTGTTAAGAAGGTCCCAGTCAGGATCATGCAGTGTCAACGTGAAGGTCGGCGTCTTGTCGATGCTATCTTCAAACACAGCGTCGCTAATGTGCCAACGGAAGTTGTGATTCTCGGTCGGCTTCTTCTTTGTCCCAAAAGCATATATCTGAAGGATCAAGCTCTTGATATCTTCATCGCCGATATGGAAGTGTGCTAGCTCGCTATGAGTATAGCCCTTCTTGTTGGCGGTCGAAGTCGTGGCAGTGATTGGATCAATGCCCAGACTCGGATCAGCGATTAGTTCGAGAGCGGTAGCCATTATCCAGCAGGAATCTTGATGACCTTATCAATCTTCAAGTTGCGCGGATCGCGGATGTTATTGGCGTCGGCAATGATCTTCCACATATGCGGATCATGGTACATCTTGTTGGCGATCTTGCTAAGTGTATCGCCGTGCCTGACGCGGTAAGTCTTTGGTACAGCAGCCTTCGTGTTAGGCTTGATGTTACGCAGAATGTCTCGCTGCGTAATGAACTGCCTGATCGTTAGCGTCCCGCCGCAGCGCAGGCGGCGTCCTGTAGTGGGGTGCCGAAGCTCTAGCTCCCTGTCCCATACGACATTCTCGACCACCCAGAAGAGATGCTTGCGCAGCGTGTAGTCATACGGTATGACGCCTTGGCTATCGACACGGCAGATCGGTGGCTGCTTATCGCCGCCGACTCCACAAAGCCTGCTCAGGCTCGTAACCTGAGCTTCGCAATGGATGCCAGGGTTGTCGACGCCCGACAGCCAATAGTCGATCATGAAGGGAATCTCGATCTGAATTGGATTGCGGCCCTGCCACTCGACGATCCCGCGTGCTCGTGGCCGATTGACAACCTGCCAGCCGCCGTAGCCTTCAGTCACTAGCGGTGCGCCGTCGGCAAAGCTAGCCCAGAACTTTGTGCCGTCCTCCTGGCTGGTAATCGAGAAGATGTTGTCAACGTCGGGCATTATGAACCATACGGAGCGCGCCCGCCACGACGCGCCGTGTCGTAATTATTAGAATCAGAAACAGCACGCGCAATTTGGCGCTTCTCCACCATGATCGTCGAGTAGACCGTAACATGAAGCTTGTCTTCAAGATTCGGAATCGCTGGCATCCCGTTGCTCGGCATCGCTGAACCGCCCATCGGTCTGATCATAGTTCCACGAGGAGTTACAGAAGCTAGCTCCGGTCCTGACTCACCAACGACCGAGATTCCACCATACGGAATGATGCCGCCGGTCTGTTTGGGGTGTCCAAGTTTGCCAAATTGGTTGCCAAGAAAACCACCAAATGCTTTGATGGCATCAATGCCTGACGCAGACAGAATCTTGTCAGCGGTGCTGCCCTTCTTGATGTGCTTCTGATACCAGCTTGAGTTGCGGACGGCATCCTCGATGGTTGGTGCCAAAGCAACGAGGCCGATCGCTGCTCCGACTATGAATGCCTTGCCAAAAGCCTTGCCGACTACTCCACCAGCCTTAGAAGATGAAGCCGTCATTCTTGCTATCAATCCACCAGCTGCGGCTTCACCGCCTAGTTCAGCAGCGAACATAATCCCAAACTGCTGCATGAACGGAACTACAAATATCTTGGCGATCTGCTTTCCCAGAGCTTTGAAGAATCCGAACCTCTTCAATGCCCAGGCAATCGTCAGGAACTGCGCCCAGCCTCCTGAGTTAGCGAATGCCCTGGCGAAGAGCGCCGCTGCTTTGGGTGCGTGCGTTGCCAGGCCGGTGGCAATAGCATCCATGATACGAGGCAGCCATTTGTTGATTGCTTCGATCGGATGACTAAGCGCCCAGACGGCGTCGTTCACTGAATTCTCGTATGTCTTCCAGAACGCTTTAATCTTGCTGGGGTTCTGGCTAATCTGATCAAGCCAGTCGGCGAACCTGTTAACAAGTCTGGTAAGCGTATTGACGAACTTCATACCTTCAGTATTGCTATTTTTGAAGATAATCTTGACGACTCGCCAAACGGCTTTCGCTAGTCCCCACCAAGCCTTGAAGTGGTTAACTGTATTCTTGAAGAAGCGGTCAAGCTTACTTTGGTCTTTTGTGCTCTTCCGCCAGTCACTAGTAACCCGCTGCCAGGCTCGCGCTAGCTTCACGACATAGGGCAACGACGCCCTGATGATGCGAGCCATAACGACAAGGAAGTTCGACGTGCCCTTGATGGCCGGGCCGATCGCATTGTTAAATGTATCGGTAAGATCGCTGATAAACTTTGTAAACTCAGGACCGCCCAAATCCCTGAAGAGCGGTGCCAGAGCCTTCTTGAGACTATTGGCCATCTGGTTGCCAGCGATCGACAATGGCAACATCTGCTTGCGAGCCGCGCCGAGGCCCGAGTTGAGAACGTCAAGCAGGTCCATCCTGCCAGGCGTCGTGCGCCTCGCCCATTCATCCTTCAGCTTACGGATGTTGGTCACCGCATCGAGGACCGGCTTGCCACCCTTCGTCTGGATGACGCCGTACATATGAGCGCTGGCGCGACTCGCCTGGATGCTGGCAGCGCCGTACTGCTCAACCGCTAGGTTGTACTGGTCCTGCGCCTTCATGACCTTCTTGATGCCGTCCGTCACCGGACTCAGCATCGTGGCAAAGATTCCCAGGCTGAACAAAAGCGTAGACAGACCACCTAGTGCCACACCGCCCCCGCCCACAGCAGCGTAGGCGAAGCTCGACCCCATCGCGATGATGGCCGGGCTGAAGTACGCTCCGATCGTCAGAGCAGTGGTTAGAATCTCTGAGCGAGTTAGGCTGAGACGGTCCTTCCAGAACGCCCAGGACTTGCCCAGGAACACGGCGTTGCTGCCAGACTTCTTCATCACGGCGTTCATGACGCGAGTCTTGGCGGCGGCCTGCACCATTTCATCGCCCAGATTATCGACTGAACTAGCGACAATCCTCAGAGCGGCGGCGAGTTCGAGTGACTGTCGTTCGAGCTTCTCCTCGATGTTCTTCAGGATTTCCGTTTGTGCGGCCGTTGCCTCCTCGTCATGACCAAGTTTGCGAACAGAGCGCGCAGCCTTCTCCATACCGGCCTTGAAGCGGTTGGCATCCTTAACCTTCAGGATTGCTTCAATTGTCTCTCTGAACGCCACTTGATTTCTTGCCAGTTAACGATTGTCCGAGGAAGTTGATGATTTGTGCAGCTAGGTTGCGTTGTGAAATATTGTACAGTTCGACAGCCTTCTCAGCGACAAGAATCAAACATTCGAGTTCGACCTCGCTGTCGGTATGCAGGAACTTGTCTGGGGAAATACCTACGAGCGAGGCGCCAGCCAAGAACTCGATACTCAAACCCTTGTCGCCTAGAATTCCCCCAGTAGTTCATTCAGGTCAGCCTGACTCCTGCTCGGGTCCCTCAGCCACCTACCAATGGCATTGGCATGGAGGCTCATCGCCATAACGTTCTCTACCCAACCTCCGTTCTCGCTCCGCTCAGCCATCAAGTAGCGGACGGCGTCAGCGTTCGACTTGATCTCATCTTCCTTGCCGAGCACGCTGGCGATTCTGTTGTAGCCGACGTGCCCGTGCTCATCCTCGATCGGGATGCGCTCGTCTGTCTCGGGGTCCTTCATGTAGAGCCCGATGCAAGCCACCGAGATCAAGGCGATGTCGTTGGCGGCGGGTTCCAACCGGCCCCCATTGCGTGAGCGGCGTAGCGCCGCTTCCGCCACCTTGCGCAACTCCTCCGGCGGTACGACGCGGTACTCTGCGATCAAGTCGCCGTTCCAGCTTGGCACATCGAGGAACAACGTGTGCTCCCGCTGCTGCCGTCGCCGCTCCGCTTCCTTCAGCAACGACAGACCCTGCGCGCTATCCAGCGATGTGCCGATGCCCTCCAGTTCCTTATTGTCGTTAGGCATTTCCATTTTCGTGGCCCTCTTCTGTTAGCCGCCGCCGACCGCGCCGTCTGGGTTCACCACGAGTTCGTACATCGCAATGTCGCCAGAGTCAGAGTCGGAGTTCGGCTCGTTGTATCCGATCAGGATGCCCGTAATGATGATTGGCTTTCCGTAGCCCACGCCATCACTGTCGAGGTAATGCTTTGTTGCTACCACGCGAGCCCTGCCCACTGCACTAGACAACCAGTGCGCGTTCTTGTTGTCGCGAGCTAGGTCGTAGTCGCGGCTGATGGTTAGGTCCTCGATGGTGACTGGTCCTCCAATCGCCACCTGCGGACCCATGCCGCCGCGCCGGTGCTTCGTGTTGTCCGCCGTGACGTTCGCGCCTTCCCAGGTATCGAATACGCCAAGGTCTCTGGTTTCCCCCTTGTACGTGATCGAAACGGTAATCTCGTTTTGTCGAACGGATGCGGTTTTTGTAGTGTCAGCCATTGTTCACCTCCTAGACTGGGATGGCCTCGGTCACGAGGTACTTGACGATTTCGATGTCCACTTCCTCACCGAACGGAGACATGCGAACGGAGATCACGGCGTGCAGCTCATTGGCCGCTGCCGTAGCGTCGGTGTTGATGCTTGGCCCGGTATCGACCTTGAACGCTGACTGCGGGTCAGCGCCGTAGAAGTCACCGAGGAAGAAGTGCGGCATGCACACTTCGCCAACCAGTGCGCCTGCGAACTCACCGAACAGGCGACCCTGGCCGTCGATCTTCCTGAAGATGAACCGCTCACCGACAGCGTTAGCCTCGGCCACGATCTGCCGGTGCAGGATGCTGTTGCTGAGTGCGAGCCAGCGCACGTCGTTGACAGGGTCAGCGGTCGTCCGCCAGCCGTACACCTTGAAGACGCCATAGATGTCACGGCACACGTTGACGCCGTTAGCGTTCATATTCTGACGGTCGGCATCCGTGTACGTCTGTGTGAACGAAAGCACCTGACGGAAGCGCCCTTGCTCGCCAGCGGCCGGGTCGTTGGCAGACAATCCGCCGCCCATGTTGCGAGCGAAGATGCCTGCCACAGATGCGCTGGGCGGCACCTTCCTGGTCGTGCCGCTCGCCACCCCGGCAACGTTCAGCCAGGGAACGAACATGGCAGCGAAGCGAGCGTGCGACAGACTCGTATCCGAGACAGCACGCGCCGATGTGATCAGTGTGTTGGCCGATGCGCTATCAGGGCCATCGAGGAAGGCGACCCTGAGGTCACGACGCGCCGCCTCTGCCATGATGTCGTGAAGAGGATCGGTCGTCGCACCAGGCGCGAACAGAATCCCCGGACCCAGAGCACGCGAGAGCGAATCGGCAGCGGCCTGCCACGAATTATTGACGATCGCACCGACGTCATTCGTGCCACCGGCCAGAGGGAACGTGCCAGGCGCAGGGTCGTTGAGAGAAGCTCCCGCCCCCACATTGACGTAGGGGTTGCCAGACCCCCAGGCCAGAGCGGCTGTCGTATCGAGCAGGTCAGGGCTCTCATCGATGATGGCGCTCGTCGTGTGATCGACGAGCCGAATCCTGAATGAGCCAGTCGGAATCGCCGCGTCGGCCGCGTGGTCCCTAACCACAACGTCGATGTTGTTTCCGTACTCACCAGGGCCGACCGCCGTAATGGTCAGTGCGGTCCCGGCTGCGCTGTCTGCTAGGTTGACGAAAGCCGCCACCGCTGCCGGTCCCAACACACGACCGACGTACAAACGGTTGCCACCTTCGCCAAAGAACTCGTCAGCGCCATCGTACGCTGCAATCCCGGCCGTGTAAGACCGACCGCTGGGAGCGTAGTTGCGCTTGAACTCATCCATGTTCTGGACGAGGCTGTTGATAGTGGGAACGCGCGGCCCTGCTTCAGTAACACCGACCATGAAGCCAGTCCCCACATCGGTCGGGATCGAACTCGGTGGAGCAGAATCCCGAACCGTAACATTGACCCCTGGTCTCAAGACGAACCTCCTGACTTCTTTGGCGCTTCGACAATCTGACCTTCATCGATCAGACGCTTATTGTGTGGGTCCTTCAACTCGTCAGAATCCAGATCGACCGGCTCACCAGGAACGAGCACCCGTCCACTGGCTAGCACGCGCTCTGAGCTATCGAGCTTCGTCACATAAGACTTACCTGGCACTACGGCAACTCCTCATCTGCTTGGTAGTTATTGGCTCCGATCAGAACAGTCTGCACTTGCTTCTCATCGGCCTGCGGAACAGTAACATCGGGAAGGAAGGCGGGCACTGGCCGCTCAGCAGCGAATCCATGAACTCTGTAGATTACCTCCATCCGAACTGCACAGAGCGATCGACCTGCTGACTCCTCGTCGATGTCCTCGATCCTCAGGTTAACAAAGTCGTCCAGCGTGACAAGTCCGTCAGAGATGCTCCGGTGTCTAAGGGCGATCCCGATCAGCGCCGTCTGGTAGTGTCCACAGAGCACTCGCGCTTGACCTTCAAGACCGCCCATACACATCGCTGCGATCCCAAACCGGAACAGTCCGTCGTAGCTGCCGGTGCCCCGACGCACCGGCTCGGCGCTGAACCCGTCGGAGACAGCGATTACAATAGGTGTCCGCTCCTCTCCGGGCAGCGCAGTAAACGTCTGCTTGACGATATAGCTGCGCGGCCGAGCGATCGACCCAACTGTCAGAGCAAGCTTACGTTCACGTGCAGCTAGCCACGTATTCATCCAGTGCTTATAGTGAGCAAGAACGGCATGCTCGACATCGGTGAAAGAGATCAGATCGCCAAAAGCTTCGTCAGCCATTCATCTCACCGAAGATAAAGTCGTTGATGTCCTTGGTGTACTCCCTAGCGTGTTTAGCCGGAATGATCAGGGGCGGACGGCGTGGCATATTCTTGGTGCCTGACGCATGGAACCCGGCTGCTGGGTGCGTCGTTATAAGTTCAATACCCAGATCATCGACGCTGAGAATTTGATAGCGAGCGTGCCGTTCACTCAGGCTCTTCATCAGTTCGTCAGTACGCCGCAGCGGGCTCGATGGGTTAGCGAAGCCAGCTTTGCGTTCAACGGTTGAGGCGCGCAGCGGTGCCCAGTACACACCGCTAGTCGCGCCACGTGTCTCGAACATACGACGTTCACGGTGCAGAATCTTATCGGTGATGCGTTGCAGTACTGGCTCTAGCTCCTCTGCCCGCTCACCGAACACATGGAGTTGATAGCCGAAGTCCTCGATCCGTTCCGTCGGGACGATGAATTCAGGACCAGGCATCAGAAAGCCGTCTGCCAGCCGACCATCGGGTCGTCGGGGAACTGGTAAACTGCCCTGCCATACTCTGCCGCGATCAGATCGACAAGAGACAGGCCGCCACTACCGCCCGAGCCCTGCGGCGGCATGATGCCAAGGTCAGCCTGCTTCTCTGCCAGCATCTTGTCGAACAGTTCCTTGAGGTACGGGTACGGCGACACCTGACGGGCGATCTGCTCGCTGAACTTTGTCACCTCAACAAAGATCGCCGTGAAGAGGGCTATCAAACTCTTCACAGCCGGCCAGTTGTCAACGGGGATTGAGACGACGCCGCCAGTCGTGTCGTAGCGCAGCGCCGCCAAAACCATTTCGCCGCACTCGTTGATGAGACGATCAACCTCCGACTGAGTGACGGTCGTCGTGCTGCTAAAGTCACCCACAAAGTTGTTGTTATCATCTACCGTGCGGTTCTTGATGAAGGCCGCAACCTCTTGCGTAGTTGGTCTGAATTCGGTGGGGATAGCCATGATGATTAGGGCGGGGGCCGAGCCGCGTTGCGCGCTACCCGGCCCCCACGATCTCAGCCGCCTCGGGAGATGACGGCTGATAGACCTTCCAAGACACCCTTGCGGGGCTCGCCGCCGGTAGCTTGCGACTCGGCTTCCAGTAGCTTCTGTGCCACATCCGGGTCACCGCCTGACGCCTGCACAACGTCATTGACGATCGGATGCTCGGTCTTGATCCAATCGGCCAGATCGTCAACGCTCGCCGTGTTCACATCGATCAGTTCTTCCTCCGCGATGACCTCGTCACCCTCCTCGTCTGTGACAACATCGCGCACAGCACCGGACTGGATGAGACCGATATAGGCTGCTGGCCGGAGGAGGATCAGTTGGCCATTCTGGTAGTCGCTCTGAGCGTTAGCGAACTCCTGGCTTTCAGGGTCGAGGTTGCTCCGCGCCGGATCAAGGCGAAAGTCGCCAGGCCCGTAGGCTGTGACGATCCGATCGACCTCTTGCCCAAGCGGATTCCGACCCTTGGTGATGTAGTCGACTTGGCGGACTCGCACGCGCACTGGCTTGAGTTCGCTAGCCGCTTCTGTGTATGTGATTTCTGGGCTCGTCATGTTAGCCCTTCAGGTTCGTCACCTTGAGAGCGGCGAAACGGTTGTCGACGAACATGAGCGGACGCACCGACGCCTGCACCCAAGTGCGCTGACGGTTCGGCTCCCGCCACGTCTCAGTGCCGAGCGGCTGTTCCGTCCGCATCTGTCCGACCTGGCCCTGCGCCACGACGTAGGCCGTGTTGAGCGGCACACGGTTCGACACGTAGACTTCGATGCCGAGTGTGCCAAGCAACTCCTGGATGCCGTCGCCGCCGTACAGCAGCAGCAGATCGGTGTAGTTGCCAGGGTTCATGATCCAGAGGTCGAACCTGATCCCGAGTTCGTCGGTCTCAGCGATCTCAGCTGCCATGGCAAAGTCGGCAGCGGGCCACGCGCCCGGTGCGGTCGGCGTGCCACCGTACGGCGTCACAGCGTCCCAGCCGCCAACCGGCTGCGACTTCGACACGACGACGCGCGCCGGGAAGGCCGTGAACATGGCCTCCAGAACCTGAATGGCACGCGCGTTGATCTTGCGCACGATCGTGTTTGAGAGTTGCCGCAGCTGGTTCGTGAAGAGAATGCTGTCGTTTCGGTCACGAGCCTCGTCTGCGATCCAGACCTTGCCGCCCCACTTCTCCACCTCAGCGACGCCGGGGACGCGCCGGGACGAAGTGATGATCGGGAACTCTGCGCCAGGCGACACACGCTCGACGTCACGGTCGGTGTAGAGGTCGTTAGCCTCAACCGAGTCGAACACGACCGCACCGCCAGTCACACCGCCGCCTGAGGCGAAGATGCGGTCAGCGACGAAGCGCTGGAGCGTCATGTCCATGATCATGCGAGTGATGCGCGTCGGCTGCCGCAACATAAAGTCAACGGTAATCGACGTGCCACTGATCGTCGGCGGACCCAAAGGGTGCGCCACCTGCGCCGGGGACGACGCGGCCAGAATCTCCGGCCCAGACGCCAAGGCGAAGTACCCGTCACCCAAGTCGATGAACTCAGGCTCGAAGCTGACCCGAGGCTGCTCGACCGAGGCGTACTCCACGATCTGGTCAAGGTCCGGGATCATAATAGCTGACATCTATTCACCTCCTTACGGTGCCAGAACCTGGCCGTCGAACAGGAGCACGGCGGCGAACGTTGCCGCGCTGCCTGCGGACAGAGCGCGACCGACCGCGACCTGACCTGTGGTTGACGTTGCGATCCTGCCATCGGCGCCAGTGGTGACGTAAGCTCCGATGGCGACGTTGCCCGAGCACTCGATCGGCACGACCTTGGGTGCCCGCATGATGTTGACCTTGCCGCCCGCCGCCACATCGTGGCTCGTAACGCCAAAGATCGGGTTGTTGGCTGTCGGGTTCGTGACAACCAGGACGCCGTCACCGGTGTCGCTGATGCCGCTCGGGCCGCCTGTATTACGGCTCGTGGGCCAACCGACACAGCGCCCGCCAACCTGCCCTGCCGTGTGCTGGCAGGTAATGTCTGCGCCGGGGTCGTAGTAGGCGATGGCTTCCATCGTCAGTCCTCCCCGTGAACGCGGCCCTTGGGCCGCGCAGCGCGAGCCGCCACCTCAGGCACCCAGTCCTGCGGGTAGCTGGTCTGATCGACCTCATCGGTCGGAACGTCAGCGCCGCGTGCTTCCAGCGGCACGGTGTTCGGGGTGAGGCGAGCGATCAGGTTCCGGGTGTTCTCCGGGTCACCGTCATAGCGCGCCCTGTAGTGGTCACGACGCGACGGGCTGAACTTGCCATCGGCAATGGCCTCTTCGATCAACTCGTCACGGTCACGACGTGCCTCAGCGGCTTCGATCGCCGCCGCCTGAGCGTCCCGCTGACGGAGCCGCCGGAACTCGGACACATCCACGATCACAACGTCGCCTTCGTCAGTGTTGACGTCGTCGAGATTGCTGCTCGCGTTCGTGTCGTCACTCGGGGTGCTCGCGCCTGAGTCCTGAGGCTCCTCCTGCATCCACTGCGCCACTGCCTGAGCGACCGCCGCGTCATCAGCGGTATCGTCCAGTCCGAGGCGGGCGGCCAGCAGTTCTCGCTCACCTTCCTCAAAGTGCAACCGCACTTGAACTATCCTCCTAGGTTGATTTCGATGTAGTCCTCGACGGGAACCGTCACGTCAAGGATTTGCTGCTCGAATGTTGCGATGTGCGTCCGTTGTTCGTTAATCGGCTCTGCCTCCACTCCTCCGTGTGATGCATTGATGTACTTGATCTTGACCTTCTTTGGCTTCAGGAACTTGATCTTCTCGCCCTTGATGCTGAACGGTTGCCGCAGCAACGTCCCGCCATCGTCGGCGTCGATGATAAGCTCGTTAGGCTCGATGTAGATGGAACGAATCCACCAGTTGAACCGCTCGGGGTCGCCACGGTTGCTTTCGTACCAGGCCCGTCGGAGGTCCTCCACAGTAACCTGAGCGCTAACATTGCGCATCCCAGCGGCGGCGATGGCGATTGGCTGCTCAGGGCTGGCAACTTCTACCTTGACTTTGGGTCCCTCCTTTGTATAGAGACTTGCGATGTCTTCAATCGTCAGGACTCCTGGCCACGTCACACCGAGCAATGCGAGGCCGTGAACGACAAGGCGATGGTTCTTGCCGGTCGGAGTCCTGACGTTGAAGCGGCCTTCGATCGAGCGTGAAGGGAAGGCCGAAGCCATAATGTTGGCGAGCCAGAGTGGGACCCCCGTCAGATCACCGACGATGCAATGCCCGTCTTCAGTCAATCGCATGTCGGTGACCTTGCCCACTGCTGGCTCGCCACTTGGGACCCCCTTCTGACGCTCGCCGTGAATCCGCTTGTCGTCTGGATGACCAATCCAGATTCGTGGCTGCGGTACTGCGGGGTCGCTTTGTGCAGCCACAGCGGCGGCGAGGTCCTCTGGAGTGAAGGTTGTCGGCCCGGTGCTGAGCGGGTACTCGATTCCCGTCTTGATGATCTGCACGTTGGGCACTGTAGTTAGGAGCGGCTTTGATTCCTGGAGGTCCTCGATGGCTGAAGCTTCTTCGATGGCGGAGATGAGACCATCAATATTCCATCCTGCTGCCGCAAGGAGGTCATCAGATGCCGCATCCAGAAATTCCGCGAAACTCGCGTGTCTTCCACCCTTACGCCATTTGGTGGTCCCAGAGCCAATGTCTTTGAGGGTTGCACAGACACGCTCCGCACCTTCCTTACCAAAGCGCTTTGTGTTGTCCTTAACACAAGCCGTAAACGGGTGCGGCTTTGACATGTAGTATTTGATGAGGCCGCGCAACTTGCGCCTCGCCTCAGGTCCAACGTCCTTCGATGATGCTATGACGACTTGCATGTTTAGTGGCGCTCCAGCGGACGACGGGTGAACAGACGGGAGGGAGCGGCCGTGCTGAGCAGCCGCCGCCCGCACATTGAGCGCCTCACGCCGACGGCCACGAGAGTCGGGTGAAGTCTTAGCTGTGAAGTAGAGCTTTTGTTTCATCACTAGTCTTAATCGAGTCATCTTTGGCCATCTGCTGCAACTTCTGTGCTGGGTTCTGCGCTGCCTGCGGTCCCTCAGGGTTGCGGTCGCTGCCCTCTGTGTCCCACTTCCAGGCTAGTAGTGGTGCGAATTCCTCCTCTGGTCCGTAGTTCCACTCAATGTCGTCCTCGATCACGTGCTCGTTGAAGATCATCGTAAACCACTGCGCCAGGTATTCCGTCACCATCTTGTGGTAGTCAACGAACGTCTGGCCGAGCGCGCGGCTGCCTGAGGTCGTCTGCCCAAGCTGCATGAACATCTGGAAGAAGCTTCGTGCCATCTCTTCGTTCATGAGCTTAACAAAGCCCACCGTATCAGGCTGTCCGCCCTCGACACCGATCAGCTTTAGTGTGGCGCCGTACGGAATCGCGCCACCAGAGCGGTCGCCTGCCACAAGACGCTGCGTCATATCGGCAAGCACACGCAGGTCAGTTTCTGAAGCGCCGGGGTGGCCCTGTGCGATTGGCGTACCGACGCCTGCCCTCTGAATGTTCATGACGCCGACGCGCATCGCACGGTCCTTCAGAAGCCAGGGCGCATAGCAGCCACGAAGCATCGAGCGACCGTGCCAGTTAGCGCCGCGCCGCTGGAAGGGATACACAACGAGCCGGTCAATCGACAGCGGCGTCTCAAGAAGGTTGCCCTGGCGAACAAAGTCGATGCCGCCGTCCTGCGCCAGATGAATGTCGGTGATGGTCTGCGGCGGCCGTAGCGCCAGCTTGCGGAGATGCCACTGACCATCCTTGATGAAGCCGACTTGCTCGAACATCATGAAGCCATAGGCGATTGCTTCCATCGCCTCTTCCATGTGCTGAAGGAAGTTGAAGCGATTCTGCGTACGCCTCTGGTTAAACTGATCACGAGGGCTCGGTGGTAGCGCTCCGGTCTGTAGGTCCGGGACCGGCGGCGGCGCCATCGGGTCATCAACCGGCAGGTTGTAGTCGGCCGAGATGTGATCGACCATCTCGTCGGGTGCGCCATTCGGGTCGAGGTACCAGTTCATACGCAGCAAGGGCCAGATCGCTCCCGTCAGAAGTCCCTGAATCTGCGGGTCTGTGCGCATTGAGTGGTACGTGCTGATGCTCTCGGGGAACGTCAGCTTGGGGTTGGTCTCTAGCTCGTCCTGCGCCTCAAGAATCGCCCATTGCGGGATGTAGCCGATCGCTGTCTGGCTGACAGAGCCGATCTCATTGGTCGGCGGCTTCGAGCCTGCGTCGAGGCTCATGACTCGTGATCCAAAACCGTTAGTCATATCAGCCTATCGGACCCGTTGCCATCCCGGCATTCTGCGCCAGGTAGAGTCTGTCGAGGTCGGGTTGTGATAGCTGCTGCTCCGGGAACATGATCTCGCCATGAAACCGACAGCGTCGGGTATCTGGAACGAGCCGCTTGTACCACTCGCTTCTGAACCACCATCCATTAAGGATAGCAGTTTCAACATCAACTTGAGTGTGTAGGCCAACAGCTTCGTAAGTATGTGTAGCTTCAAAGTGCGGATCACGACGCGGACCCCAGGGCGGAGGATTGATAGGGACTTGCGCTCGACTCATGCTGTACCTGCCGCGTACAGAGCGGCGAGTTGTGATTGCGTCAAAACTGCTCCGTGAACAGAAACTTCGTCGATCGTGCCATACCAGCCGTTAAAGCCGCTGTCGAGGTCCTTGCCCATACAAAAATGACTGACAGTTGTTTGCGGCGCCGTTGTGACGTTTACTGTCGTGCCTTCCAGATTTCCGTTGACGTAGGTTCTGCCGTTTGTGCCGTCAAACGTCAGGGCGACCATATACTTGCCAGCCGTTGTAACCGTCGTAGTTCCATCAGCATCCCAGAAATTGCCACTCGCCGTATTGACCCGCGTTGTGAACTTCATAACGCCGCCGCCAATATCCTTGAGCTGCATCAAATAGTGACCGTTCTTGATTATGGCTTTAAACGGTGACGGAACGAAATCGGTTTGTAGCCAAGCGATCAGAGTGAACGCTGTCTTAAGATTCAGTCGTGCGTCGTGTGCGACGGACAGCGTCTGTTGTAGATCATCTGTCCACTTCTTCGCGCCCTCATTAGTGTCATTGACGAGCCCTACTGTGTTACCCGGAGCATTTGTGCTCTGCGTCAGAGTAAAGCCGTTCGGACCTGAATCTGTCAGGTCCTTCAGTCGCCAATACGCCACCGGGTTGAGAGCCAACACTGCGTCACGATACGTTGTGCCAGAGGGCGGTGCCGTCGGTGTAATGGCATTTGAGTTCGCGCTGGCGCCACCACCAGCGTTTGTAGCAGTAACAACACAACGGATGCTATGTGAAGCGTCGCCCGCCTGTAGGACGTAAGAACTGGAAGTGGCACCGCCGATGCTGACGGTGTCCTTCTGCCATTGATAGGTGTATGTCGGGCTCCCCGACCAAGTGCCGGTCGAGCAGCTAACAGTCTCGCCCGGCGCGGGCGTGCCATCAGTAGTCACGACGGGAGCTACTGAATTAACAGGAGCAGGCGTAACAGCCCCAGTACCAGCTGCATGCCAACGACCTTGTCTAGAATGAAGACCGGGCACTATGCCAACCCTGCCGCGTAGTGCATCAGAACTCGGGACGCCGACAACGTCGTTGAGTAGATTGCCACCTCATCAATAGCCCCGACCCAAGGAGTCGCACCAGACGGTCCCATACCGACACGGAACGGGTCTGTGTCGTTGCCTAGCGTATCGACCCAGTGATTCGTAGCATTCAACACACCGTTGATATAAAGCTTTATATCATTGCCGTCGTAGGTGCCAACGACATGATAGGTTTGGCCAACAGTATATGCGGCAGTTGCGTCAACCCAGTTATCGCCGCCGCCTCCCAGACGGATGATGAACTGGAACTTACCACCCGACGTTCGCAACTGAAGGAAACCCTTGCTGGCGAGCACGAAAGACCCTCCAACATCTGGAGTAACCCAGGCCTCGATTGAGGCGCGGTTCGTCAGGGAAAAGACCGCATCGTGCGGATGAGTGAAGTACGACGAACCATCGAGGTGACGAGCCTTGTTTGAGCCAGGGTCTGAACCGAGCAGGGATGAGACGAATGTCGGTGATCCGGTCGTTGTTAGCGTGAGTGCGTGACCACTCGAATCTGCCAGATCGTTGAGCCGCCAATAACCGATCGGGCTATCAGCAAGCACCGTCGCTGGGTAATCAGACCCGATGCCAGCCAGGTAATGCTTAGCAATCCGAACAGCGCTGAGGGCTATGCCGTAGAACGCTGCTTCATCAAGGGACCCTGTAACAGTAGCAGTTCCGTGATCGTCCCCAGAAATTCGCACCCGCGATGTAGACGGGCTGAATATGTGAGCCTCTGTGTACGACATGACTTCCACACCGTTAACGTAACCCTTGATCGTGGTTCCGTTGTAAGTCATCACCATATGGTAGACAGAACCGGGTGTGGTCGAAATTACTCCTGGACCCGTGTTTTGGTAAACCAAAGTGCCGCCAGCAATTTCGGCACTGAACTGAACAGATCCATCAGCAAACATTACAATGGCGTTCCAACCCTTGCCCATCGGTGCCGTGGTGTAGATAGCACCCTGCTTCACCCAAATTTCCAGAGTGACGCCTGTTCCAGACTCAAGGTTGCTATCGGATGCGACACCAATCGCTCCAAAGCCATCGAATAGCGATGATGGATTTGAAGTGCTCGGCACAAGACTCGCAGCTGAAGTCGGTGCGTGTCCCGAGCCAATTTCCGTCATGTGGTGGCCGTTGCCACTAGAGTCGAGCCAAGGCGTGGCCGACTCGCCAAGCCGCCAGTAACCCAGCGGGCTGTCAGCGATCACGGCGGCGAAGTATGCTGAGCTAGCAGATGGCACCGACAAGCTGTTCGAGTTAGCTGATGCTGACCCAGCAGTATTCGTGGCTGTCACGACGCAGCGCAACAACTTGCCCTCATCGCCAGTAACGATTGAGTAGGTCGAGCTAGTGGCGCCGCTGATATCGGTGAAGCCTGAGCCGCTGTTAGCCTGCCACTTGAATGTGAATGTCGGGCCTCCGGTCCAAGTTCCGGCCGCGCAGGTCAGGAGCGAACCAACGGCCGTCGAACCGCTGATGGCCGGAGCGACACTGTTCGTCGGTGGGTTTGGGGCGGCCGGTGTGATAGTGTTCGAGTTAGCGGAGGTCGAGCCTGCTGTGTTGGTAGCCGTCACCACGCAGCGCACCACATGCCCCTGCTCAGCCAAGGTGAGTAGGTGCGTAGCTCCTGTCTCACCAACGAGGTTGGCGCCGTCGCTCTGCCACTGATAGGCGTAGCTCAAAGTCAGGACGCTCGACCAGGTGCCAAGCGAGCAGCTGACTGTCTCACCAGTCTGCGGCGTGCCGTCAGTCGTGATGACGGGGGCGACAGTGTTGACTGGCGGCGCGTCGGGCGCGACAATCGTCAGAGCGTTTGAGTTAGCTGTAGCCGTTCCAGCAGGGTTCGTGGCTCTGATGACACAACGAATCGCGTGCCCCTGGTCGGGACCCTGCACGACGTACGAGCCGGAAACCGCGCCGACAATATTTGTCCCATCCTTCTGCCACTGATACTCGTACTGCGGCAGGTAATACTCGGTCGGCGTTAGGCAGGACCCCGTCCAGCCTCCGTACGAGCACGTCAGTGTATCGCCAGGCTGCGGCACGCCATCACTATACAGCAACGGCGGCACCACGTTAGCTGGCGTTACATAGGTCGGCGCTGTGGTAGTTGAATAAAGATGGTACTGATAGTTGGCGGCGAAGTTGTCGGTGAAGTGCCCTGTGCCATCGACCGTGACGGTGCGGCTCTCGCCGATCACTGTCAGCGTAGCGCCCGCCAACGACGGCGCATGGAACACAGCGGTCGTCGCTCCGTCACGAATCACCTGCGCGAAGATGTAGGTCTTGCCATCGGCGATTCGTGTAGTGAAGTGCATGGGGATTTTCGCCCCAATGGCGTAACCGCCCTGAGCGAACGCCAGATTGCCGCTGCTCGTGTAAGACTCAATCAGGCCGGCGTCGGGCGCGAACAGCGCATTCTTGAGCGTCTGAATGAGCGCGCACATCGACGTGACCTGAGTCTTCATGGCAGGCACGCGCAGCAGCGCGCCAAAGTCCTGCTCGACATCGCTGTCACGGAACCGGTGATCGAAAAGCTCCAGGCCGCGAGCCCCGGCAATCAACATCGACCAGACGGCCCGATCCATGGCGCTAGGCGTCGGCTGATTCGGAAACTCGCTCGTCGTCTCGATGATTGCCCAGACCGGGTTTCTGCCGTCTGTGACTTCACGAATCCGCTTGATGCAGAGCGGATAGGTCCAGAGACCATAGCGGTTCGCTCCGCCATAGGGCACATTCTGCGCATACGACTCAGGACCCGCTAGACTGTACTTATCGAGCGAGGCGATGTCAGTCTGTGTGCCGTAGCGCCGGATGTTAAGCTCTTTCGTCACCATATCGACGCCAGCAGGTGCGAAGATGAAGCCTTGGTTGTCGGCAGTCATCTTGCTGAGGTTCTGCCAGTTGATGCGCGTCGAGTCATACTGCCGGGCGTGCGAATACCAGGCGAGCGTCGTTTCAGGCGGGAACCAAGGATTCTGATTAAGCTCGGCCTCGTCCATGACGAAGTAGCCGACGATGATGCTGGCGAGCACTGGGTCGTCGCCGGTAGCGATCGGCCCGCTCATGTCGTCGCTGTAGAGGCTAGGAATCCACTTGAGCCCGCCAGGGACGCTGGCTTCCTCGGCCTTAAACTGATCGATGTTGTTCTGGGTAGCGGAGTCGCCGGTCGTGATAATGTTAACGCCAACGTCCCGGTACAGGTGGTAGTCACCGAGGTCCGGCCAGAAGACAGTGATCGGGAAGTGCGTCTGGAACCAGGTCGAGTTGTCCCACTGTGCGAAGTAGCTCGTCCCGCCATCGTAACCCGGTGTATCGTCCGTCCATTCAGCGATCGGGTCGATGTAGTAATCACAAGGCGCGCGGTCGGCGCTCAGAGAGGAGAACGTCAGGCCGGTGCCACCCGGCTTCCGCCAGCCAGCATGCGAGCGGACCCCGGCACCAGTAACAAAGAAGCCCTTTTGCCAGAACGGGTAGTTCGTGTAGTCCTGGCCGTTCCAGACCCAGATCGCTCCAGCGTAGTTCGTGTCGGCGTTTGGATAGAAATAGCCCCAGTTGTACTCCTGGCCGTCCTTCACGGGCACGGGCGCGTCCCAGAGCACCTCACGGTAGCCGCCTTCGTCAACAACCCAGGAGAGCGTCTTGCTCGTGAGCAGGTTGCCGACCGCGTCCCACATGCCCACAGGGATCGAGCCAACAGCCGTCGGGCTCTTGTAAAGCCGCACGCCGATGATCCGACAATCCCGCATCATAGTAAGCGTGTTGCCTACCGTGATCGGCCCCGTCATGATTTGGCCGAAGTCGTCGGGCGCGTTCAGGGTCGGACCCCAGATCGACTCATCGACCACGCTCGACCAATTCATGCGCGCGCCATAGAACGAGCGGCGCAGCGTCCGCATCCCGGTCTTGGTGCCAGCGGTCAGAGTCTGGTTGACGGACGAAACCGCGCCTAGTGTATCAGTGGCTGTTGCGTGCGCAAGCATTACGGTGTATACATCCAGACCGACGGGTCCTGCGTCGGGGTGATCGTTCCAACATCGACCGACAAGGTGCGTGCGATGATCTGCGCATCAACGTCAGTCGAGTTGACGCGGAGTATTGTCTTGCCAATCGTGTTAAGCTGCGGCGGCCAGGCATGGACAGAAATCGTCGGATTGACGTTGAGGGCCGGGTCGATGAAGGCACTGATCTGAGCCGTCTTGGGCGACCGCTGCCCGTATGGATCAATCGTCTGCACCTGGTACTGATACGTGTTCCCTGCCACAACCGTCGTGTCCCGGTACACCAAAGCGGTGGTGGTGCCGATCTGCGCGCCGCTCCGCCAGATCGCGTACGTCCTTGGTGAAGCAGAAGTGACCGGCGCGCTCCAGGCCATGTGCACAGACGACAACTTAACAGACGTCAAGGAGAAGCTCTGTGGCACCGTCGGCACTGGCGTAGCGAAGGGGATCGCCTTCACAGTGCCGTTGCTGAGCAGAATCACGCGGTAGTGGTCGCCTGTATCAGAAGTCTGACCGTCGAACGGTGGCAGCAGCGTGCTCGGCAGCTTGCCTGTGCCATCCAAACCAGCGTAGCCGTTCGCCTGGTTCTTGGCGGAGACTTCTTGTACGTAGACCTTATCCATGGCTAAGTGTCCGTCACCCAAGGTCCTGTTCCATCGACCCCGGCGTAGCTGCTGACTGCGTCGCCGTCAATCCATGCTCCGACATCGTCAACTCCAGCGATTGCTGTGGTTGCATGATTAACCCATGAGCCGAATATGTCTGTCCCTGCTGGGTGTCCTTCATCAGGATCACCTTGGAGTAGTTTTGTGATTCGAGGTCGAAGGAATTCATCAGGATATTTAACAAGGGGGTTCGGGCGGTAGACCAGCGTCACGTGATTAGTTCGGCCTTCTGGACCGGCTGCAACGGCTTGCTGGCGTCACGACGCTCCTCGGGCATCGTCGTCGTGTAGCCGCGTGGGCCAAAGTTGGCGAGGTCACCCAGGCGCTGGGCGTCCGGGCTGCTGATCTGGTGCTGCTCGCGTGTCGCCAGGATCATGCGGGCGAGGAACTGCGTCGTGGTCTCTGGGTATAGTTTCACAGGCATATTTGTCCCTAGGGTTGCCTGGCCCTCCTATGGTGAGTATGTGGAGGGCCAGACGTTATGGGGTTCGATTAGGTTGCTGGTTCGTCCTCTTCGCGGTTTGCCAGTTCTTCCTCTTCCTCCTCTGTTTGGGGTGGCTGGGGCGGATTGGCGGGGAAGTTTGGCGGCGGCATCTCACCGGGCATGTACGGCACCGGCTTGTCGGCCAGCTCGCGCTCCTCGATGTCCTGCCTGGCCTGAGCCTCGCCACGGGCCTGCGCCTCGGCTGTCGTCAGAGG